AATATAACTCACACCACCTTAAGAATCCGTTTCTTACATCGGCTGAGAAACGTAAGCGCGTCGTTGTCAACATAGATCAACTACTCGCCGATCAACATAAAACGTTCATCTAATAAGGAGACAACAATGGGAGAATATAAGAGTCGCAGCAATGACCCTCGTATCACTAAGGGAGCTAAGAAAGACAAATACTTATACGATATGGCTCGTGAAGTAGCACTTCAGCCAGCTGATACACCAGAGCGTAAGCGTATGAAGAAGGATGCTCAGAACTACGTACGTGCCTTTGAGTCACGTTTTCAAAAAGAAGCATTTGTTCGCTCAGGTCGTAACCCATACACAGCAGGTGGTAAAGGCGAAAACATTGACGAAAATTTTGTAAACAAAGTAGCATCAAAGACTGAAAAGTCAAAGCGCGTTGGTGGCGGAATGCTAAAGAAGACAACTGAGAAAATAAAGGAAATGCCAAAGAAGAAAGTTACTGGCACTGCTTCTACTACACCACGTGTTTCTGCATCAATGAGCAAGGCTCAACCAAAGACTGTTGCTAAGTCTAAGTCTAAGTCTTCAACTAAGAAAATAGGTAAAAAGTAATGGCAGCTCTACCAAAAAGACCAAAAGGTGTTTTATCTAAAGGTCAAGGTGCAAGCAACTTTGTTCCTGGTGCTTATAGCAAAACAGGAAAAGATAAGTTCCAAGATGTAGTAAGCGCTGCTATTGATACAGCTGAAACAGCAAAGGATCGCGCTAACATCAAGAGCGTTATCTATTCAGCAGGTCGTAAGTATAAGGTTGATGCAGCCCTAGTTCAGAAGGCAGCTAAAGCAGCAGAAAAAATGTATGCAAAGCCAAAGCCTGCGTCTAAGAAGGTTTCAAATGGATCAGATACAAAGCCATATAACGTTAGATTGATGACTCCAAGAGAACTTGTCGGCGGAAAAGAGCCTAGCAAGACAACAACTAAAAAAACTGCAGTCAAGTCAACAGTTAAGAAGAAGACTGGTAAGAAGTAGTGGCAAATATGAAGAAGCCTGCGTCTAAGAAACTAATGGCTCCACGCACTCCATCAAAAGGAGTTAAGACTCCTATGCCTAAAGTTGAAGGTGCTAAGTCTGGCACAAGAACTCTAATGTCTAAAACAACAACCAAGGCTCCTGCAAAGATGACACCAAAGCCAAAGGTTACAAAGAAGCCAGAGAAGATGACTCCGCAGGATGCTGCGATGAAGAAGATTCTTGAAGGCAAATACGGAAAGATTTACGGATAAGGAATCCCAGTGCTAACACCAAAAGAAGTTAATGCTAAGTTAGGTCGACTGCAGACCAAATACGCTGCACGCGATCAACGTATGCGTGATGTGCTTTCGGTGCGTCAAGGAGATCTATCTAAGGTCTATCCTTCGATGTTTTCCGATGAATACCCAAAGCCGCTCGTTGCTAACTTCATTGATGTTGCAGCTCGTGACTTAGCAGAAGCGATGGCACCACTGCCATCATTTAACTGCCAAGCTACAAATATGGTTTCAGATACAGCACGTAAGTCTGCAGATATGCGTACACGCATTGCAAACTTTTACGTTTCAGTTGCAGAGATGCAACTACAAATGTATCAAGGTGCAGACTGGTACAATACCTACGGAATGATGGTAGGTATGGTGGAGATGGATTACGACTCCAACAACCCACGTATGCGCCTACTGAATCCTTGGGGTTGCTACCCAGAGGTAGACCGTTTTGGTCGCGTAGTTTCTATGACACAGGTTCTTAATACTGATGCTGAAACATTAGTAGCTAAGTACCCAGAGTTTGCTGACGCAATCTTGAAGAAGAATAACTACCAAGTAGGTAGCCCATCGATTACGATGGTGCGCTACCACGATGCTGAGCAGGACTTGATTTATCTGCCAGAGCGTCAGAACTTGACACTTGTACGTACACCTAACCCAATCGGTAAGTGTCTCGTGCGTGTAGCACAGCGTCCTTCTCTTGACGGCGAAGCACGTGGTCAGTATGACGATGTCTTGGCAGTCCAACTCGCTCGTGCTCGCTTTGCAATCCTTCAGATTCAGGCAGCAGAAAAGTCTATCCAAGCACCTATTGCTATCCCACAGGATGTGCAAGAGTTGGCACTTGGTCCAGATTCAATTATGCGTTCTTCTCAGCCGCAGAACATCCGTCGTGTAGGCTTAGATCTACCACCAGGAGTCTTTACAGAGTCAGGAGTGCTAGAACGTGAACTACGGCTTGGCGCTCGTTACCCTGAAACCAGATCCGGAAATACCAGTGCAAGTGTTATTACTGGTCGTGGCGTTCAAGAGTTGCAAGCTGGTTTTGATACTCAAATCAAATCAGCACAATCACAATTTGCTCGAATGTTCGCTGATCTTATTGGACTCTGCTTTGAAGTAGACGAAAAACTATTCAGCAATGTACAAAAGACAATCCGTGGTTCTGAAGATGGAACACCGTATGTCTTGAAGTACACACCTGGTCGTGACATTAAGGGCGAGTATGGCGTAGATGTTCGCTACGGCATTATGTCTGGTATGGATCCATCACGTGCAATCATTGCATTGCTACAGATGCGTTCCGACAAGTTGGTTTCACGCGACTATGTTCGTCGTGAAATCCCAATGGACTTGAATGTCTCGCAGGAGGAACAACGTGTTGATATTGAAGAAATGCGTGATGCTCTTCGTGTCTCAGTGGCACAGTACGCACAAGCTATCCCAGCGCTTGCGGCGCAAGGACAAGACCCATCACTTATCGTCTCGCGTATTGCAGAGGTTATTAAGGGTCGTCAAAAGGGTATGGCGTTAGAGACAATCGTAGAAAAAGCATTTGCACCAGAACAACCACCAGAGCAGCCAATGGCCCCTGGTGGACAACAGCTTCCAGCAGCAGGTGCGGCCCCCGCTCCTGCCTCGCAGCAACCTCCACAAGAACAAGCTGGTCAGGCCCCTGCTGCTGGTCAAAAACCCGATATAGCACAACTACTCGCCGGACTAACCGGCGGCGCAGCATAACCGAAGGAGGTGCAAATATGAAAAAGGGAACACACGAGAAGGCTTCTGTACAGCAGCCAACCGAAGGCAAGAAGGATACTTCAAAGCCAAAGGGTGGCAAGGTTGAATTCGGTTATGCCGGAACAGCTCGCAAAGGCAAGAAGGCTTAATTACTACTGAAAGGTGTACAGGGTGTTGAACGATAACGATAGGATTCCGCGCCCTGTACGCCGGACAGACTTTGCAGTAATTATTATTGGGTTCTTCTACAACCTAACACAATGCGTAGAAACACTTATGTCGGAAGTTTATGAACTTTCGATTTACCACGCCAATCAGAAAACCAAAGTCAATAAGGCTTGGGAAGATATGGCACAAGATTTAGAAAAGTTAGAGGAGGACAAATGACAACTGCACCAATGAACCCAAAAGCAGGTGTATCAGGTCCTGGTAAGTACTCTGTACGTACAGACAAGTTAGACCTAGGTTCAACTTCATACGGTGAAGGTAAGGCAACACAGGAGATTAAAAGCGGAGCACCACTTGCTAAGACTGCAGATGTGCGCCCAACTCCAGCATCAGCTATGGGACAACCAGTAACTCCACTATACGCTCCAACTGAGCGACCAGGTGAGCCAGTAACTGCAGGTATTGATCGCGGTGCAGGCCCAGGCTCTGATGCTTTGATGGTTAACCAACCAGCAGATTACACAAATTTTAATGCAAACATCCAATCATATATGCCAGTTTTGTCATATGTGTCTTCACTACAGAATACATCTCCAGAAACACGTCGAGCAATTAGACAGCTAAGAGACTCGCTATAGTATGGAAACACAAAAGATATGGAACCGAATCGGTGATGTAGCCTCAACTGCTGCCAAAAACGCTTTTTCTTTTGGTAAAGAAGTTGTTGGTGCAGGCGCTGGTGTTGCACGCTTTGCGTGGGATGTAGGTACTGCGCCTTGGAATGACCAAGCTCAATACAATGGCTTTATTCAGCCATTCAAAACCGCTTATGCAAAAGAAAGCGGCAACATAATTAAGCCACTTTCATCTGCAGGTGGTGCAATTATGAAGGTTCCTTACGTTGCCCCAGCACTTGAGCGCATCAACTACATCAACCGTGAGTATATTCGTGAGCCATTAACTACCTATAACCTAGTTATGGGTGATGTTACATCAGGTCGTGAACCACTTACAGGTTATTTTGATCCCAATGTATGGCGCAAGGCTTACAAAGGCGCTCAGGAAATCTCTTATGGTCAAGCAGCATTGTCTGTTTTCCGTGCTGCATACGATCCAAAGTTTAATGTTTACGATCCAAAGCAACGCGAGCAAGCATTTAAGAACAGCGCTTGGGGTAAGAACCTATCAGGTGGATTTGACCTTAGCATTCAGTTAGTTGGAGACGTAACTCTTGCAGCTGGTAAAGCTATTAAGGTAGTTAAGGCATCTCAACTTGGTGTTGGCAAGTTAAGCAACGCAGATGCTGTAGCAAAAGCAGCAGAAGATATTACAAAAGCACAATACGGCGAAACAAACCGTATGAGTAAGATACTAGATGACTTTACTAACAACGATTCTGCCTATGCTATCAGCCATCCAATGGTTAAGTCCTCATCTAACCCAGGACTACTGGCGCATTTACTAGGTGATTCGATTGATCGTGACGAAACAGCGCTTATTTTGCGCTCTGCTATGGCAGATCCTGTGGCTATGGATGAATTACGCCTACAGCGTCGCTACATTACTGACGCATTAGAGACTGCTCGTGGTGATTTGTCATCTGTTGATGAATATAAGTTGTTTGCTGCTCCAGATGAATCTGGAATGATCCCATTCTTAAACGATAACCCAGCCGTTACACAAGATGCTCTTGCTAACTACGCATCCCTTGCAGAAAACGACAAGTACTTTGCAAAGTTAATGGAGATTGGTCAGGGCGGTGGTGTCCTTACACGCACAACTGGAACTGGCTTACAAGGAATTGAAAACCTTGTAGCAGAAGGTCGTGCAACTAAGTTCTATGACAAAGTTAATGGCAATCCTCGTGTAGAGGTTTTCCAACCAACACCTTTCCACCGTCTATATCAGAAGATTTCTTGGTTACAGGGCGAAAAACCTGCAGGTTTAATTGACTTTAACGATGCAGATTCTTATCGTGAAGTCATTGCTACTACCGGTCAACTAGAGAAAATTCTTAATCTAAACCCTGCACAAAGCAAGTCTATTCTTGATTCATATATTGGAGCACGTACACCTGAAGAGCGTATGATTGCAACAATTAACCTTGAAGGTCAAGCGCTACGTCAGATTGCAGCTAAGTACAATATTGACGAAGACATTGCTAATAAAATTTACAACAACTACAGTGGTGCTCGCACATCTGCCCTTAAGTCCATCAAGGACAAAGGCTTTATGGTTGATACCGATGGTTCAATCATTAAGATCCCACAACTAGAATCTCAGACAGCAGACTTTTTACCTATAATGGATTTCCAGTTAATGGATAACCTGCTTAAGCGCAACAGTTCTGTACTTCGTGGAATAGTTGGCGGAGGTAAGGATAGTTTCCTTACAGTTGCCGATGTTATGCAGGATGCGTTCAAGGCTGGAGCATTGCTTCGTCTTGGTTACACACAGCGTAACGCTATTGATTCTCAGCTTCGTATCGCTGCATCAGTTGGCGCTCTTGCTACACTGCGACACTTAGGTCCTGGAATTAAGAATGCTGTTAATAATAGCGTTGCAGTTCCTGCTCGCTTTATTGATACTTACCGTGCAGTAGATCAAGGTATGACTATCAAGCAAGTTCAACAGTCAAGCACCAAGGTCATTAACAAACTTAATGAACTTAAGTCTAAAATTGGTGAACTAGAAGCAAAAGTTTCCTTAAAGCCTGATGATGTTGCCCTTAACGGTGAACTCAATACACTTAAACTTCTTCAAGAAGAAAAGATTGCAGTCTATAATCACTATGCAGATGTACTATCTCGCAAAGGAATTAAAGAACCTAAGCAGCGTATTGGCACTGGATCTTACAAAGTAACCACAACAGATGGTGAGGTCTATGACCTACACGATGCTTTTGGTGGACCACTAGGAGATATGTTCCGCAAGATTGCCTCATCTGGTAACTCATTTGAGCGTTTAGTTGATAGCAATACAGATATGTATATGCGTAAGTTATCCTCAAAGGGTATCGGTGCAGTACGTCCATCAGACCCTGCATACTTTGAGCAGTGGGCACAGACTTTGCGTCAACAGTTCGGTAACTCTGCAGTTGTTAACAAGATCATTGCTGGCGAAAGCATTGATGATATTGCTAAATGGTTACGTAATTCACCAGAAGGTCGTGACCTTCGCAAGCGCCTTGCTCTTACATCAGATGATTCAGTTGAGTACGTTAACAAGATTAACGGATTCCTAGACCAGTATCTACCTCTTCAAACAGGCCTTCGTGGCAAGTTGAAGGAGATTACTGCAGCAGATCTTCGTACTGCTTTTAATGACCCGACAGACCTACCTATAATTCACGGTCACGTACTTGAAGAAGCATTGTTTAATGTATCTCAAGTAAAGGGACGCGAACTTATCAATACAGCTTTCAAGTTCCTTGGAACATTGCCAGAAGATACTTGGGCAAGAAATCCGCTATACATTTACCTATATCGTCGTGAGGCAAAGCGCCGTCTTGATGTTATGACTGGCCAAAAGGTAGAACGTCTAACAACAGAAGAGCAAGCAAAGTTGATGGCACAGGCTCACAAGATTGCACAGCGTGAGATGAAGGGCATTCTCTTCAATATCGAACGCCGCACAAACCTTGCTACAGCGTTCAAGTACATTAGCCCATTCTTCTCTGCACAAGAGAACGCATACAAGACTTGGCTTAAGTTAGCAGCAGCTAATCCTGCAATCGTTAACCGTGGCTACCTAGTATGGAATGCACCTAACCAAGCAGGTCTTGTTACAGACCAAGAAGGCAATCAGGTGCCAGCAGGTCAGACAACTGGTAACGATGTTATCTGGGTAGGACTTCCAAAGGGAATCACAAAGATTCCAGGTCTTCAGTCACTAAATCAAATGGGTATCCCAAAGGGATCACTAGACATCTTGTTTCAAGGTGGACTAGATATCCTGTATATGAAGGGCAACCCAAATGTATTTAGCGACATCTTCCCAGTGGGACCTTACGTTGCTATTCCTGTATCAGAGGTAGTCAAGCGTCAGCCATCACTAGAAGAAGCATTCAAGTGGGCATTACCGTTTGGTCCATCAAAAGATGCAATCTCAGGACTTACTCCTGCTTGGTTCCAACGTTTACAGACTCGTTTTGCAGGACAAGAAGATCCAGCATTTGCTCGTTCTTATCAGTTAATCTGGAACACAGAACAACAGCGTGCAAAGCGCAACGGACAAGATCCGGTACCTGCAAACAAAATTCTTAAAATGACTAAACAATATTGGAATATGCGTACAGCGGCTAACTTAATTATGCCGTTTGCTCCACGCTTTGATAGCCCTTACAAGTATTACTTAGATAAGTCTCGTGAGTACCGTCGTCTATACGGACTCGAAGCAGATGCTAAGTTCTTAGATGACTATCCAGAGTTCTTCTCGTTCTCAGCTAGCCTTTCTTCTAACCCAACTAACGTACAGTCTTCTGTACAGGCAGTTAATAACATCAAGAAATATGATGGATTAGTTGGAGACTTAGTAAAGATTGAACCGCGTCTAATCGGTTTAATTGTTAACGATTTTACAGGCTATGAGTTTTCACAAGCAGCATATGACTATCTATACGGTAAGCGTATTGCAGCCGACTCACCGCAGAAGTTCTTGGCATCTCAATCACCAGCAGATGCACAAAAGCGTAATGATGCTGAAAAGGGATGGATTCAATACAACCGTATTATGGATGCTATTGACAATGACCTTCAGGATCGTGGTCTTACCTCAACCCAGCAAAAGGGTGCAGAGGATCTAGCAGCACTAAAGACTGCTGTTATCACCAAACTTTCTCAGAAGACAGATGCCGATGGAAACCCAATTATCAATCCAAAGACTGGTCAGATTGAACAGACTGCTTGGTCAGATGATTACAACGATTCAGATGGATCTAAGACCAACCGAGTAATTCTCGGTCTTGGAAAGATTCTGACTGACAAGAAGTTCATTGAAGCCAACAAAAACAACTCTACTTGGAAGTCAGTGTCGGCTTACTTGGATCTACGTAAGGCACTTGCTCAAGAACTTGCAAGTCGTGAAGTCAAGTCAATCAACGCTAAGGCTAATATTGATTTGCGCTTTATCTACGATGGAACTGTTAACAAACTCAAGCAAGATGACAAACTAGGGTTTGCCTATGTGTATGACCGCTTCTTGTCACAAGATCTTGTTTACGATAAGTATTTAACGCCGAAGGAGAATAAGTAATGGCTTTATCAGAGGCGATGAAGGCCGCCCTTAAGGGTTTGGGCTATACAGATGAGCAGATTGCCGCTATGGATGCGGCACCTACTACTGCTGACGATAAGACAGATGCAGCTACAAAGCCAAAGGTAACTTCAACTAAGTACCCAGCTATCTCTAGCCCTACTCAGGCAGCATCTCTTATCAACAAGGTATTTGAGTCTGTATTAAAGCGCCCTGCTACTGCAGAGGAAATGAAGAAGTGGAAGCCACTTCTCAAGGCAGCACAGGAAAAGAACGCATCAACTCAGACCTACAAGGTTAAAGGTAAGGTCGGTACTCAGACCACTACTGGTGGATTAGATGCAGACACTTGGCTTCTTATCCAACTTCAGGGCGATCCTGAGTATGCAGATGAACTCGCAAAGGTAAAGTTTACTGACCCAGCTTTATTTGAGCGCCAGTCAGAAAAGAAGTTATACGAAGATGCAATCGCAGCTGCTGGTAATGATGCGGTTAAGTTAGCAGAAGTAGAAGCAAATACAACCTACGGACGTGGCCTTAAGGACATCAAGGATGCTATTGAAACAGCACGCCTTGCAGCCGGTGCTGAACTTACAGCAGATGAAGTAAATGCAATAGCACAAGAGGCATACGATAAAGGCCTTGACAGAGAACGCAACTCTTTCAATACATTCCTTGACCAGAAGTTTAAGTTCAAGGGTGAAGGCGTTAAGGGTAAGGCTGGCGAACAGTTAGCAGACCTGCAGAAAGTAGCAACAGCCAATGGCCTAGATCTACAAAAGGCATTTGGTTCACAACTGCCTACTTGGCTTGCATCTCTTAACAAGGGTGAGTCTATTGAGACTTACAAGAAGATGATCCGAAGCGTAGCCAAAATTGGTATGCCACAGAACATTGCATCCTTACTAGACAATGGTGTTGACCTAGATGCTATCTACTCACCATACAAGAACGTTATGGCATCTGTACTTGAGATTAACCCAGAGTCAATTACTCTTAATGACCCACTATTGCGTAGTGCAATTACAGGCGACAAAGAACTTCCAATCTACGAATTTCAACGTCAACTCCGTAAGGACTCACGTTGGCAGTACACCAATCAGGCTAAAGAAGAAGTGTCTGATGTAGCACTTAAAGTCCTTCGTGACTTTGGATTCCAGGGGTAACAGATGGCTAGAATCAATGAGTCGTTTTCCAATCTGACTCCTACTGCTAACGAGCAAGCAAAACTTGCTGCACAGAAAGCAGATACTGCTGCACAAAAAAATGTTACACCTGCAGTTGATGCACGTGCTGCTCTTGCTAAATTAACTAGCGGCCAAACTTTAACACCTGCTGAAAGAGTAATTCTGGGTATGTCACCAGCACCTACTACAGCAACAGGTCCTACTGGACCAACAGGACCAACAGGTCCTACAACACCAAAAGGCCCTACAACTCCAAAGGGTCCTACAAGTCCTACAGGGCCTACTAGTCCAGCAGGTGGAAGAACAGTAGTTTCTACATATATTGATCCAGCAACTGGAGATACCTACGCTCTTTACAGCGATGGTTCACGAGAACTTCTTACTCAAGGAACTAAAGCATTAGATGCAGCACGTGAAGCACAAAGACTTGCAGATGAAAAACGCCGTCAAGGACAATCTGCTTATGATTTATTGCTTAGCCAATTTAGCCAATATGGTATGAGTGCCCTTGTAGAACCACTTAAGCAATTTATTCAAGATGGTTTATCTCCATCAGAATTTACTCTTCGCTTGCGAGATACAGATGCTTACAAGAAGCGCTTTGCAGCAAACGCTGCTCGCATTGCTAAAGGCTTATCTGCTCTTAATGAAGCTGAGTACATTGGTCTTGAAGACCAGTACCAGAACATTATGCGCCAGTATGGACTACCTGCCTCTTACTATGCACGTGGAGATATGGGCCGTCAAGAAGGATTTGAGAAGTTCTTATCTAACGATGTATCTGCAGCAGAACTAGAGGATCGCGTATTAACAGCGCAGTCACGTGTGCTTAACGCCAACCCAGAAGTGCTTGCTTCTCTTAAGCAGTTCTACCCTGGCATTGGAGATGGCGACATCCTTGCTTACACGTTAGATCCTGAGAAGGCATTAACAGATATTAAGCGCAAGGTAACAGCTGCTGAAATTGGTGGCAGTGCAATGCAAGCAGGACTAGGTATTACCGGTGCTCGCGCTGAAGAACTAGGTGCTGCAGGTATTACTAAGCAGCAAGCACAACAAGGTTTCCAGACAGTTGCAGAAGTTGCACCACGTGGTGGACAACTAGCAGCAATTTATGGCGAATCGCCATACACACAGCAAACAGCAGAGCAAGAGATCTTTGGTCTTGCTGGTTCAACAGAGGCTGCAAAGCAGCGTAAGAAACTTGTAGGACTTGAGAAGGCAGCCTTCTCTGGACAGACAGGTGCAGCACAAGGTGCTCTCGGCAGAGAACGCGCTGGCAACCTCTAAACAATAAGCCTGCCACTAGAGCGACTGGTCTAGTGGAGTGAACTAAAACCAGGAGTAGGAGCCATACCGTTTCCCCAGACGGATATGTGGCCTACGTAAATCAAACCAATGATAGGGAGAAGGACTATGTCCAATTACGACTACGAGGATGAAGATGATGACTTCACTACAAACGAAGCATCAGGAAATGACCTTGTAAAACAACTACGCAAAGCAGCTAAGCAAAAGGATAAAGAACTGGCCGAACTTCGTGCTCAGTTTGATGGACTCAGCAAGGCTCAACGTGAAAGATCAATCAAGGATGCCCTCGAACGTCGCGGGGTAAATCAGAAGATCGCTTCATTTATCCCACAGGACATTGACCCAACTGAGGAGTCTGTGTCTAAGTGGCTTGAGGATTATGCCGATGTATTCGGTATAGACCTTGGCCAAAACCAGAGTACGAATGTAGACCCAGCAGATATTGCTGCATACAAGAAGATGACAGGAACAACTGATGTTGCTCAGTCACCTGAACGTGGCGCAGACGTGATGTCCCGCCTAATGAATGCAAACAGCAAAGAAGAACTGGACGACATCATTCGCCAATCTGGACTTTAACCCAACCCATAATCGAAAGGTAAAGCCAAATGGCAATTCCAGCAGGTAATTTAACTGGTACCTCCGATATCTCAGCACTCGTAAAGACAGCGTACGATCAATATGTTCGTATGGCTCTCCGTAGCATTCCAGTAATGCGTGCGATTGCAGATGTCAAGCCAGTACAGCAGGCTATGCCTGGTTCATCAGTTGTGTTCTCTATCTACTCAGATCTAGCTCAGGCTACATCTACACTGACAGAAACATCAGATGTATCAAGCATTGCTCTAGGTAACCCAAACCAGGTTACAGTAACATTGAACGAATACGGTTCAGCAGTTACAACAACAAAGAAGTTAAACCTAACTTCATTCAACGATGTAGATTCAGCACTTGCTGACATCATCGCTTACAACTCAGCAGACTCAATCGATGCTGTAGTTGCGTCAGTTCTAACAGGTGGCTCAAACGTCATCTACGCAGGAACTGCAACAACAACAAACACAATCACATCATCTATGACAATGGCTGTTGCTGATATCCGTGAGGCTGTAACACAGCTTCGCACAAACAAGGCTGTGCCACGTATCAATGATTTGTACGCAGCATACCTACACCCACGTCAGGCAGCTGACCTCCGTGCCGAATCAGGCACTGGTGGATTCCAGGCATTGACACAGTACGTAGACCGCACACCATTCGTGGCTGGTGCAGTAGGCGTAATCGAAGGTGCATTCGTAGTAGAGACACCTCGTGTGCCATTTGCTGCGAACTCAGGATCAGTTAACGTCTACAAGGCTGTTATCGCTGGTCGTGAAGCACTTGCAGAAGCACAGGGTCAGGACATCTCTACCGTTATCGGACCAGAGATCGATGCACTCCGTCGTTTCCGCACAATCGGTTGGTACTATATGGGCGGCTTTGCTCGCCTACGTGAAGCAGCTCTATATCGTATTGAGTCAGCTTCATCTATTAACTAAGTAATTGGTTGACTGCAGGGCTTGGGAAACCAAGCCTTGTGGTAAGCCCATTAAGGAGAGCAATGCCATACGAACTAAGAACACCTTGGGAAAATGAGACTTGGTGCGATAGCACCTATTTCAATATGTATGCACGCCTTGCAGGACGACCACTTCAAGGTGGTTCCTACACAGGTAGCATCCCGTCATATATGACAGATGTTGCACGCGGAGTGACATTGCTAGTTAATGGAACTGTTGTTACTGAAAGCAGAACTCCATACCAAGATGACTTGGC